TCCGTGCAAGTCCCCGCTGGCTCAGTAGCTGATCGTCCAGCAGTGCCTGCAAACGGAATGATTCGGTACAACACCGACACAGGTTTGTTTGAAGGTTACACAAGCGGCGCATGGCAAAGTTTTGCCTCTGGTTCTGGCGTTACGTCTATTGCTACAGGCACAGGCTTAACGGGAGGCCCCATCACCTCCACAGGCACAATCTCAATTGCCAACACTGCTGTAACTGCTGGATCGTATGGCGGAGCAACAAAGACCTTAACAGCTACAGTTAACGCTCAAGGTCAATTGACTGCCATGGCTGAGACAGCTATTGCAATCACCAATACACAGGTTTCTGGCTTGGGCACGATGTCCACGCAAAACGCTAGTGCTGTGGCAATCACTGGTGGGACAATCAACGCAACCTCAGTTGGAGCGACTACACCATCTACTGGTGCATTCAGTTCGGTTGCCATGACCTCTGGAACGATCACAACCGCTCCAACAAGTGGTACGGACATTGTCAACAAGACCTATGCTGATGCAATCGCATCTGGTATTAACTTCCACCAATCCTGTCGTTTAGCTACGACTACTGCACTAGCGGCTAATACCTACAACAATGGTACTTCTGGCGTTGGTGCAACTTTGACTGCAAACGCTAATGGTGCGTTGAGTGTTGATAGCGTACTGGTTGCGGCAACCAATCGCATCTTGGTGAAGAATGAAGCGACACAGGCAAACAATGGCGTGTACACAGTTACACAGACTGGTTCTGCTGGTGCGCCATATATTCTGACCCGTGCGACTGACTTTGACTCAGCAGGTACAGGCGTAGACCAAATTGATGCTGGTGACTTTTTCCTTATCACCGCTGGATCTACCTTAGCAAATACCTCATGGGTACAGCAGACTCCTCTGCCTATTACTGTGGGAACGACAGCAATTGTCTTCCAACAGTTTGGTGCGCCTTTGACGTACTCTGCTGGTACTGGTCTAAATGAGTCGCCAGCGTACACATTCAACATCGCAAACACAGCGGTCACATCTGGCTCCTATGGTGGCGCGGCTACTGTTCCTACGTTCTCTGTTAATGCTCAAGGTCAACTAACATTAGCGACTGATGTTTCCATTGCAATAGCAGGCTCTCAGATTACTTCTGGCACCGTAGCAATAACAAACGGTGGTACAGGTCAATCAACAGCTTCTGCCGCCTTCAATGCGCTGTCTCCTATTACTACAACTGGCGACTTGATCATTGGTAATGGCACAAACAGCGCAACTCGTTTGGCTATTGGTGCAAATGGTTACTTGTTGACATCTAATGGAAGCACGGCAACTTGGGTTGCCGCTCCAGCAACTGGTGTAACATCTTTTAGCGCAGGAACAACTGGTTTTACGCCAAGTACTGGAACAACTGGCGCTATAACGCTTGCTGGCACGTTGGCGATTGCAAACGGTGGAACCAACTCAACCGATACACCAACAGCAGGTGGCGCTGGTTATGGAACTGGAACTGCTCATGCATATACTGCGGCAGGAACAGCAGGGCAAGTATTAACATCGGCGGGTACATCAGCGCCCGTATGGTCAGGAATCTCAGGAGGAACCTTCTAATGGCGGCGACTAACTTTACACCCATCTCGCTGTACTACAGCACTACCGTATCTGCCGCCCCTATTGCGGGTAACCTCGTCAATGGTGAGTTGGCGATCAACATCACTGACGGTAAGTTGTTCTACAAAGACAACGCCGCCGCTGTACAGGTGATTGGTTGGAAGACCACACCAGCCACGGCAGGCGGTACAGGTCAAACAACCTACACTACTGGCGACATTTTGTATTCTTCCGCGACCAATACCTTGAGTAAGCTCGCGGCTGGTGCTAACGGCGAAGTTCTGACACTAGCTGGTGGCGTCCCAACTTGGGCGGCAAGCACTGGTGGTGTAACGTCATTTAGCGCTGGTACAACTGGCTTCACACCAAGTACAGCTACTACTGGTGCAATTACGTTGGGCGGCTTTTTGGGAGTAGCAAACGGCGGTTTAGGGGGTTCTACAACCCCTACCGCTGGTCAGATCCCAATAGGTAATGGCACAACGTACACAATTGCAACAATTACCGCTGGCACTGGTATCTCTGTTACAAACGGTTCAGGTGCGATTACCATTGCCGCATCAGGCGGTAATAGTTCCATCGGAACGAATTTATACTTAGCAGTCAATTTTGGAGGATTTTAATCATGGCAGTTACAGCAACACCCGTATTTACACAGACCCCTAACGTCGGGGCACTAAACGCCATCGTCAGCACGGCGATGACCAACACTAAAGCATTTGACGGCACTGAAACTGCTGGCACGGCTTTGGCACTTGTCTTCACTGCTGGCGCTGATGGCGCTCGTATTGACCAGATCATGTGTCGTTTGGCATCAACCAACGGTGCTACAGCTTCTGGTACATCAGCGGCTACCGTGGTTCGTTTCTGGGCTAACAACAACTCAGTTAATACAACGGCTGGTAACAACATCTTTATTGGTGAGGTTGCAATCCCTGCAACTGCTGTTACCGCTTTGGGAACAACTGCGCTGACAACTTACCCCTTGACCTTGCCTTTGAACGGCTTGAATCTTCCAGCGTCTTACCGCATTTATGGTGGTTTGACTGTAGCGGCTGGCGGTACAAACATCGCTATTGCTTTGTCTGCATTCGGCGGGAACTACTAAGATGCCTTGGTCACTTCAGATTACGGCCTTTAACTATGTCGTTAATGAAATGGCTGTGGATGTTCAGACGTTCACATCGTCTGGCGTATGGATAAAACCACCTGAAGCCAATATCGTGCGCGTCTGCGTGTGGGGTGGTGGAGGCGGTGGGGGTAAGGGCGCTAGAAGTTCTAGTGCTACAAATACAAGCCCCGGTACTGGCGGAGGCGGGGGCGCTAGAGCAAGTTTGACTTTCCCTGCTACGTGTCTTCCTAGTCAAGTAGGTGTAACTGTTGGCGCTGGGGGTGCAGGTAGTGAAGGTACTTGCGGCAGTGTTTTAGCCACCGCTGGTTCTGGCGGAACATCATCATTTGGTTGTTTCATCAAAGCCTATGGCGGTGGTGGTGGTGCGCAAGGTACAAGCAGTCGTTCTGGTGGATCAGGAGGTGGTACTGCTGGTGCTGGGGTTGCTAGTAGCATAACTTTTGCTACTGGCGGAGAACCATCGGGCACTGGTTTTGGTTCTTCAACTTATCCAAACAATTTAGGTGGCGGTGGCGGTGGCGCACAAGGCACTACTACTGTATCAGGAACTTCAGGAAGCGCCGAATGGGGTGGCGGTGCTGGTGGTAGAGGTGGAGAATGCGGATCAACTTGCTATAGGGGTGGTGGTGGATCAATTTTTGGCGGTGGTGGCGGCGGTAGCGGCGGATCAATTGTTTCATGCGTCTATAAACGGGGCACTGGCGGCGGGACTGTGGTCTATGCTTCCAACCAATGTTTAACTACTGCTGGTACTGGTGTAGATGGCCCAAATGGGATTACCCAAGCATCTGGTAGTGGTAGTGGTGGCTGGGGCGGCAATAGTAATGTGACTACTGTTAGACCCGGGAATGGTGGCAACGGTGGCATCCCTGCTGGTGGCGGGGGCGGTGGCGCGACGACTCTACTTGGTTATCCAACTGGTGGCTCTGGTGGTAACGGCGGTAACGGTATGGTTCGTGTTTATTCTTGGTAATTAGCTATGACAATCACTAATCAACAAACATCGTTTAATTATCAAGTTACAGGTTCTGACGCAGATGTACAAACATTTACCGCATCTGGGCTTTGGAATAAACCACCAAATGTAAAGTTAATTCGTGTCTGTGTATGGGGCGGTGGAGGTGGTGGTGCTTCTGGTGGCAGGGGAACTTCTAATGTGGCTGGAGGTGCTGGAGGTGGTGGGGGCGCTAGAGTTAGTAATTATTTTCAAGCCGCTTGTATACCCTCTCAAGTACAGGTGACTGTTGGTGCTGGCGGCGCAGGCGGCGCGGCAAGAACTACTAGTACTGGCGGTCTTGCCGGAACTGCTGGTGGGACTTCATCTTTTGGAAGCCATATAACAGCTTATGGCGGTGGCGGTGGTGGTGTAAACGGAACTGGTTCTGATAATAGAGGTTCTGGCGGCGGTGGAGGTGGCTCTGGTGGAACTGGGGCTACTTCTACAGGAACTTCAACCCTTGGCGGTTTACCAAGAAATATTACTTACTATGGTGGAACTTCTGTAGGCCCCGGTTGTACCCCTTCTTATAACGGTGATAGGCAGGATAACATAGCTGGTGGTGGTGGCGGAAGCGCAAAGAGTACTTATGTGTGCTCCGGCTGTCCTTGTAACGTAGTAACTGTACAAAGAGGTTGGAACGGAAACGCCGAATGGGGTGGTGGGGCTGGCGCACAAACACCAGCCAATACTACTACTTCTTCTGGCGACGCCGCTGGCTCTTCTATTTTTGGCGCTGGCGGTGGTGGTTATGGAGGGAATTTCCGCAATACTTCTACCAGTGTAGGTGCTTCTGCTGGGGGCGCGTCAAACAGTTACTCTAATGGTGGGGGTGGTGCGGCTGGTGTGAGTGGAGCGTCAAATACTGATGGAGTAGCAGGCACAACAAACACATCAACAGGAAGCGGCTCTGGTGGTGGCGGTGGCGGTAACACAGTGACCGCAGGACGTAATGGTGGAGCAGGCGGTGCAGGCGGGTTGTTTGGCGGTGGTGGTGGTGGAGGTGGGGCCAAAGGAGCGGGGGCCGACAGCTCTGGTGCTGGTGGTGCTGGCGCGGCTGGCGGTGTAAGAGTTTATTCTTGGTAAGAGGTAAAAATGAAACGATATGCAATTATTGATTCCAACGGAACAGTAGACAACATCATCCTGTGGGACGAAGCGGCTCAGTGGTCGCCCCCCGAAGGCATGACTATGGTCAAAGTTGAAGACATTCTGTGCAGTATTGGGTGGAAGTACGAGAACGAAGTATTTACTGATCCAACCCCTGACACCCCTGCCGAGTAAAGTCGGAGAACACCATGCTGTCAAACCAACAAACATCTTTTAACTACAAAGTTTCAGAGCCAACAAGCAATGTTCAAAAGTTTACATCGTCTGGAACTTGGGTAAAACCTGTTGGCGTTACCTTTGTTCAAGTGTGTTTGTGGGGTAGCGGTGGCGGAGGTGGTGGTGGTTCTTTTGCAAGTTGTTCTAATAAAGCATTAGGTGGTTCTGGAGGCGGTGGTGGTGCTAGGAATAGTCAAATTTTTATTGCCGCTTGTTTAACTTGCAGAGTTACTGTTACTGTTGGAGCAGGCGGAGCAGGTGGCGCAGGAAGAAATACGGTTGGTACTGGTCTTGTTGGCACTGCAGGCGGAACTACTAGCTTTGGCGCTTTTCTATCTTCTTTTGGGGGTGGTAGAGGTGGTAGCGGTTCTATTACACAATGTCTAAGCGGGGGTGCTGGAGGTGGTATTGCAAGTGCTGGCGGAAATAATAACACTACTACTGGCACTGCCTATGGTGGAAATCCAAATCCAAGATGCTTGTTTACCGATAATATAAGGGGCGGAGGCGGTTCAAATATTGCTGGAAACTGCGTTGGAAGTGCTGAGTTTGGTGGTGGTGGTGGTGGAAAAATATCTAGCGCAGGTGCTAATACTGCTGGCGGTGGTTCTTTGTATGGTGGCGCTGGTGGTGGTGCTGGTGGGACTATTTGCGGTACAAACACTGCTGGGAAGGATGGTGGATCAAACACCTATGCACTTGGCGGCGGCGGAGCAGGCGGAGCGTTTCAGACCAATGGTACTGCGGGTACAACATCTCTTAATCTTAGTGGAACGGGCGGTGGTGGTGGTGGTGCGGCACAATCAAGTAACCTCGGCGGTAATGGCGGTGCTGGTGGTGCATTTGGTGGTGGTGGGGGTGGCGGGGGTGCCTATAATGGGCCAAGTTGTTCATCAACTTCTGGCGCAGGTGGAGCAGGCGGTTCAGGTGGTGCCATAATATATTCTTGGTAACTTAAAATTAAAGGACAAGATATGTGCGCCGCAAACGAAACCCCCCAACAAGACATCCTTAATGCAAACATATACTTTCCAACAGTCGTATACACCATTGAAAAGCCTGAGTTCCTTGAAGCTGTAAACAAGGTCGCTGAAGAAGCTCTTGTAGAAGTTCGTAAGAACAAACCGCTCAACGAGATTTATCCAGTCCACATGACTGGTAATCTGTACGACAAGCCTGAAATTATTCCGTTTCAATATTACGTTGGTGGCACAGCGGCAAACATCCTGAAAGAACAGGGCTATAACACAGATGGTTTTGACCCGTACTTCTCAGAGATGTGGTGTCAGGAGCACTTTAAACACTCAGCAATGGATCAGCACGTTCATGGCGCTGGCTCACAGATCGTAGGCTTTTATTTCCTAGAAGCACCAGAAGACTGTTCCAAGGTTGTGTTCCATGACCCACGCGCTGGCAAACCATTGATCTCATGGGCAGAGACTGATATGTCTCAGGCTACAGCCGCAAGCAACATGATCAACTTTACGCCAAAGGCTGGTCTGCTAATCTTTACAAACGCTTGGTTGCCACACAGCTTTTCACGTAACGCATCTGAAAAACCGATCAAGTTCATCCACTTTAACTTAGGTCTTCGCCCTGCCGCTCCAGTGTTTAATGTTGCACCAGCCGCTGAGGTGGTATGAACAAGTACCACATTAGGTTCAACAAAACCCGTGGTCAGGCTGGGCGTGGATCAATGGATCACGTATGGCGTGTCTTTGAAAACGACAAAGAATTCCTATTCAAAAACTTAGACATCACAGTCCCTGTCAAGAGCGAAAAAGACGCGAATGGGGTAGACTACAACATCACTTGCCAAGGCTACATGACGATGGACAGAGCCACGTCTACAGCGATCATTGGCTCTGAACAACAGAACGAAGTTGAGGAAGAAAATGAAGTTGCAGTTGCCCATTGAGCTAGTAAATCAGCTTCTTGGTTACTTGGGCTCCAAGCCCTACCAAGAGGTGTACCAACTAATCCAAGCCGTCCAAGAAGCCGCCAAGGCTGATAAGGTTGATGATGGAAACAGTGGAGACTAAGCTTGCCGTGCATGAGGCTATCTGCTCGGAGCGCTACAACAGCATAGATCGCTCGTTGCGTGATGGGGACAAGCGCATGACGAAGATTGAGTACCTGCTGTATGCGGTGATGATCTGTGTGCTGTTCGGCCCCGGCGTCGCTGGCGAGCTCATCAAAAAGGTTTTAGGTCTGTAGCCATGAAAGACTTGGTCGAAGCGTTTATCGTTGCGGCTTTCTTGGTTATTTTTATTGTCTGGGGTACGTTCACCCTTGTGTGGATTTGGGGATGAAATGATTGACATTACCAAAGCAATTGGAGCCGTTGCCGCTACCGTTGCCGCACTAGGCGGCAGTTACACGCTTGCCGATAAGTTTGGTTGGTTTGACCGCGCAATCATTGAATGGTCGCCTGAGAACTTTAAGATTGTGGCAGAGGCTGGTAAACCAATCACTGTTACGGTTGCAAGAATAAAAAAACGGGATGACTGTTCTGTTGAGAGTTTTACGCCAAGCATTCGTGATGCGGCAGGCATGGTGCATGAAGCGACCACCACTGCAAGCAAGTTCAGTGGCCCAGCAGGCCCAGAGATTGACACATTCACCTATGAACTGACGATGGTGAGAAAAGAGAAGATTGCCAGTGGTAAGGCAACCTTGCTGGCAACCATTAAATACAAATGCCCTGAAGGGGAGCGTGTTGTGCAATACCCTCGTCACAAGAATTTAAGTTTTGAATTAAAAGGGTAAAGCAATGGCTCAGTTTGAACCAGCTTTTGAGCAAATGATTAGAGACGAGGGCGGCTACGTTCTGCATGAAGTCGCTGGCGACACGGGAGGCATGACCTACGCAGGCATCGCTCGCAACAAGAACCCACAGTGGGCTGGCTGGGCGCTGGTGGACAAAAAGGAGTTTGGCGGCTCCTTGACACCTATGGTGCGTGAGTTCTACCGCGTTGAGTTTTGGGACAAGATGCGTGGGAACGAGATTGCCAACCAAGAGGTTGCCAACACCATTTTTAACTTTGGGGTAAATGCTGGCATGGGCATGGCTGTAAAGCTGGCTCAGCTCGTGGTTGGAGCCACTCCTGACGGGGGTATTGGAGCCAAAACCGTCGAAAAGCTCAATCAGATCACCGATGGTCAGCGCTTCAAAGAGTCATACGCCTTGGCAAAAATTGCTCGTTATGTTGAGATTTGCAACAAAAACCCTGTTCAGGTCAAGTTCCTTAAGGGCTGGCTAAATCGCACACTGAAAGGTTTGAAATGAGCTTAATAGGCGTTGGATCAATCATTGAAGCGGTCGGTAAGGTTGCAGGCGACCTGATCACCACTGACAAAGAAAAGATGGAGATGGAGATTGAGCAAAGAAAGCTCGATCTTGAAGAAAAACGCATCGACCAAGCTACAGACCTAGCCCAGATTGAGGTCAACAAGATTGAAGCGGCGTCCTCTAACGTGTTTGTCTCTGGCTGGCGACCTGCCATCGGTTGGATTGGTGTGGCGGCTATGGGTTACCAGTTTTTGCTCTACCCTCTGTTTCAGTGGTGCTGGAAATACTTACAGGCTATGGGTTGGGTTCCTGTGGGCATGGATCCCCCTCCAGTGCTCGAGGCTGACCAACTTTGGGTCATCCTGTCAGGAATCTTGGGAATCGCTGGTATGCGGTCTTTTGAGAAGACTAAGGGTGTGGCAAGCAAGTAGCCTTGTCACAAGCTAAAAGGCATACTAAAATGTCCCAACGAATCTACGAGGTGAACGCATGACGACCGCAAGTGTTATGACCTATGACAGTTTGGTCGAAAACATCCAGTCCTATCTGGAGCGTACAGACGCCTCCACGCTAGACAAGATCCCCCTTTTCATCATGCTGGCTGAGCAGGTTATTGCCTCTCAGATCAAGTTTTTGGGCAATTTAACCGTTAACACCAGCACCATGACCGCTGGGGCTAACGTCATTGACAAGCCAGCTCGTTGGCACAAAACCGTCTCCATGAACATCACGGTAGCTGGTTCTCGTCAGCCAGTTTTAACTCGAAGGTATGAGTACCTGCGCGAGTACTGGCCTAACCCCACGCTAGAGGGCACACCAGCCTTTTATTGTGATTACGACTACACCCATTGGATGGTGGCTCCCACGCCTGATGCGGCTTACAACTTTGAGGTTTTGTACTACGAGCGCGTCCAACCTTTGGACAGCTCTAATCAGACCAATTGGTTCACCATATACGCCCCCCAAGCCCTGCTGTACGGCTCTTTGCTTCAAGCCATGCCGTTCCTGAAAAACGACGACCGCACTCCCATGTGGCAGGCTCAGTACAAGCTGATCATGGATGTTTTGACAGCAGAGGACAAGTTGCGTATTGCAGATCGTCAGGCGGTCGCCAATGACAGTTAAGGACTAACATGAGCTACAACTCACCATTCACAGGCAACGTCATTCAACCGACGGACGTCTCTTATCGCGCAGTTACGCTAAGCGCAAACACTCAGTTGGAGTGGCCCATCAACGGCAACGCTACTGACGACTTTGCCGCTCGTATCATGCAGGTTACGGCTACAAGTGCGGGTTTAAGCCTGTACATGCCACCTGCCAACCAAAGCTCGGTAGGCAATGATGCGCTGATCAGAAACGTCGGAATCAACACCTTTACGGTAAAAGACTACGCTGGCGCTAACACGATCATCTCTGTTGCCGCTGGTGAGTCTAAGTACGTTTACATCACAGCTAACCCTACAGTAACTGGCACATGGGGAACCATTGCTTTTGGCACGGGTACATCTTCTGCCGATGCGGGTACTTTGGCTGGCTTAGGTTTGGTTGCAAGTGGCGCAACATTGAACCAAAGTCACCCAGCGCAATCAATTGTGACTGGCGGAACCTTTGCTACTACAGATCGAGCTCAGGCGTTGGTGTGGAATGGTGGAGCTGGCACATACACGCTTCCATCGACTTCTACCTTGGGGAATAACTGGTTCACGATGTTCAAGAACAACGGATCTGGGTCAATGGTGATTTCAGCGTCTGACAACATTGATGGCGTTTCTACAAAAACTTTTGCTCCAAATGAATCTGCATTTATTGTATGTACAGGAACAACCTACATCACGGTTGGATACGGTGTTAGCACAACATTCTTCTACACCTCGTTAGTTAAGGCTGTAACGACTGGCTCTTATACACTAAGCTCTAGTGAGGCGTCTAACACCATACAGACATACACAGGAACGCTTACAGGTAACGTGACGGTGGTTTATCCGCCTGTTGTGAACTTGTACGTGATCAAGAACTCTGTGACCGCTGGTGGCTATACACTGACAGTAGGCACTGGCTCAGGAACCTCTGTGGTTGTTCCTGCTGGTCAGCAAGTTACTTTGGCTTGCGATGGTACGAACTTCTTCAACGCAAATACATCTCAAGCTGGCGCTGTTACAACGGTAAGCTTGTCTGATGGAAATGTTGGTTCGCCCTCTTTAAATTTTGCTAGTGAGACAAATACAGGTATTTATCGAGCTGGAGCTGGTCGCTTTAACATCGCTGTTGGCGGATCAATGGCTGTTGACGTAACAAGCAGTGGAATGAAAGTTCCTGTTGGTATTTCTGGGGGCACGTTTGTATGACCAAAAAGGTCTTTGCTCTCGACACAAAGGCTGGCATCCAACGCGATGGTACGGTCTTTGACAAAGAGTTTTACAACTCTGGTCGTTGGGTAAGGTTCCAGCGCGGACGTCCTCGCAAGATTGGTGGCTATAGGCAGATCACGGCTGGGCTGTCAGGGCCATCCAGAGGCATCTACGTCAACCCACAGCAAAGCTTTAACAACGTCTTCAGTGGGCACTCACAAGGCTTGCAGGTTGTTCCAATTGACAACAATGGTGTGGGTGCTGGTATCACGGATATGACGCTGAGCAACTTCACCTCATCGGACAATAATCTGTGGCAGTTTGATGCGTTCTATGATGTAAGTGGGTCAGGGAATAATTTGCTCCTCGCGCACCCGGGGCAAAACCTCACGCTCATCGACAACAACGTCAACACCCCCGTTTTGGGCGGCGCTATCACTGGCACCTCTTTGTCAGCGCTTGGCATATTTACTGAGTCAGCGTACTTAAACGCCACCACGACCATGTACCTTTCAACCCAGAGCCTTTTGATTGGCGCTGGTCAGTCCATCTCTGGGACTGGTATTCCCTCTGGTACTACTGTTGTTTCAGCCAATCTTTTTGTGCCTGTTTTGAACGCTGTGGCTGTGACTGGCACGGCTGGTCAGTGTTCTTGTACATCAACAACTGGTCTTTATATTGGTCAAAGAGTTGCTGTTTCAGGCACTTTGACTGGTACTGCTACAGGCATTACCTCTGGCGTGACGTACTTTATCATCGCCACTAACTACGCCACAACATTTACGCTTTCTGCCTCTTCTGGTGGTGCGGCAATTACGACTACTGCTGGAACAACTGACGGTTTGGTTTTCACAGCAACTCAAGTACAGAACGTGGTGATTTCAGCCGCCGCAACAGCTTCTGGCGCCTCTACGATCACGTTTAACAACAATATTTCGGTGTCTGGTGGCGTGGTTACCCTTCACCCTTATGTGTTTGTGTACGGAAATGATGGGCTGATAAAGAACTGCTCAGCAGGCAACACCAATGATTGGGTCTCTGCTGACGCAAATGAGGTCTCTGTAGCCACTGGAAAGATTGTCCAAGGGCTACCAGTCAGGGGCGGCTCAAACGCGCCTTCTGGGCTGTTTTGGAGCCTTGATAGCCTTATTCGCGTGTCCTACATCGGTGGTGCTGGTACGCCCCCACAGTTTTGGCGATATGACTTAATCTCTTCACAGTCATCTATCCTGTCTTCTCAGTGCGTAATTGAGTACGACGGTGTTTACTATTGGATTGGTGTTGATAGGTTCTTGCTCTACAACGGTGTTGTGAAGGAGATCTCCAACAACATGAACCAAAACTACTTTTTTGACAACTTAAACTACGCCCAGCGCGAGAAGATTTGGGTGTCAAAGGTTCCTCGTTTTGGTGAAGTTTGGTGGTTCTACCCACGCGGTGATGCAACCGAATGTACAGACGCAATCATCTACAACATTCGCGAGAATACTTGGTATGACGCAGGTGAGGCTCTTGGAGCTCGTCGCTCTGCTGGTTACTTCTCTCAGCTTTTTCCTTACCCAATTGCCGCCTCTTGGGAAGCCAATGAAGTTGGCGGTATCAATACCGTCACATTGACCAACGCTGGATCTGGTTACACAAACGGCACATACAACAGCCAAGCGCTTACAGGCGGAAGCGGTACAGGCGCAACAGCAAATATCACGGTTGCTGGTGGTGTTATTACTGCTGTCGCAATCTTTAACAAGGGTCAAAACTACGTTACTGGTGACGTTTTGTCTGCCGCAATCCCTGCTGGATCTAACCTTGCAATTACGGTTGGTCAGGTGGTTAATTTTGTGTCGCTATGGCAACATGAGATTGGAACTGATGCGGTTCAGAATACGACAGCTCTTGCGATTGAGTCATTTTTTGAAACCAATGATCTTGGATTGGTCTCAGGCGGCCCGTCCCAACCAAACCCTGTTGGAGACAACAGGTGGCTACGTTTAGAGCGTATTGAGCCTGACTTTGTGCAATCAGGCGAGATGGAAATCTACGTGACTGGTCGATCATTTGCTCAGTCCAACGACGTGACGACTGGCCCCTACCCATTTGATCCAGACACTGGAAAGGTTGACATGCGCGAACAGCGCCGTGAGCTTCGCCTAAAGTTTGTCTCTAACGTGGCTGGTGGTAACTACCAAGTTGGTAAGGTTGTCCTAGACGCAGACGTGGGTGACGTGAGACCATAATGGCAAACATCCTCAACACCAATTTGGTCTACGACCCAAGGTATCACACCTTTGATTCGTGGGCGTCCCTCATGTGTGAGCTGTATGCGGCGCAACAGCTATCTATCCCAGACGCAAACACGGATTGGAAGTCGTGGGCGGCTGGACTGAAGGGCATTGATGTGTTTACGAACGAGGGGATACCCGGCCCCTACAACTACGACGACTGGCAAGAATGGGCTGAAGCTCTTGTCAACGCAGTTAACCCAACGGTGAACTAATATGGCAGTTTCAGACAAAGACATATTTAACTACTTTGCCTCTCCAGAAGTAAGGTCTGATGCGCAAATTGCACGAGACATGGACACCTTTCGTGTCTCTGCCGCAGACATTGCTCGTGCCACAGGCGTTGATGTTGGCGGCGTACAAGCTCGATATGACGCCGCACAAAGTCCTAGCGGTGGTTTGTCCACCGTTACACAAGGCAAAAATACCGCTTTAGAAGACACTTCTAACAACTACAACACAAATACAAACTTAAATAATCAAGCAACTACTGGAGCCTTAACTCAAGCCGCTGATGTTTTAAGTAAAGACTTTACGAACACAACTAATGTTGGAGCTTTAACCAAAGCGGCGGACTACACATCTTCTGATGCAGAAACTAGCTTAAAACCTGTTGATTTAGGCAATGGAACATACCAAACATCTGGCGGAACAATCATTGATTCCAATGGTTATCCTGTTACTGTTGGCAATGCACTAACCACTCAGCAAAAAATAGAGTTGGCTGAAAACAAAGCTTCTGAAGTAGCTAAGCCCACAACAATCGCAACACAGTTTCAAGGCAAAACCTACGACTTAAATATCAGCGATGTAGACAAAGTTAAAGCGCAAATATTAGCTCAGGGCACTACGTCCCAATGGACTGGTGAAGGATTTGGATCTGCTGAAGCTAACGCTGAAGCCATGGCTAAGAACTTGGTTGCGTCTGGCGTGACGGACATTAGTCAAGTTGCAATGATTGACAAGAAGGTTGACGCCGTTGTCATTCCTGATGGTCAAGGTGGTTTTGTTGATGCACAAGGCAACAGAGTTGACCCAAGCTTAGTCAAGGAAAACACGGACTATGGCGGTGAGAGCGGAAACCTAACCACCACATATACAGCCCCAATTGGCACTGAAAAAGTTATTGGAAACAAGATAACTGGTGAACAGCTAATCAGCGACTATGACCGCTCAACAGGTAGCGCTTGGTCTGGAACCTTTACAGGCGAAGACAACACAGCTTTTAGAACAAGCTTTGATGCAAGCGGTAAACCAATCTTCTACACGACTGGCGCGTCTTCTAACGATCTAGTCACCATGATTGGTGATGACCCAATCCTTGGCAAGGTGGCAACTCTTGCCGCTGGCTACTTTGGTGGCCCTGCTGGCGTAGCCGCACTGCAAGCCGCTATGGGCAAGAGCGTTGAAGACATAGCCAAGAGCGCTTTGCTAACCTACGCTGGTGGACAGATAGCTGGAAATATTTCTGGATCGACTGACCTTGTTAGCTCTATAGGTGCTGATGCCACAAACGTCCTAGCTCGAGGTGCTGGGCAATTTGTATCTAGTGGCGGTAAGGCTGACATCATTCAGTCATTGGCTGGTGGTGCAGTTGATGTTGGTGTTAATCAAATTACTAGCCTTATCCCAGACTTTGGGAACATGCCTAAAGGCGTTCAAGACTTCACAAAGAACGTAGTTGCAACCACCATCAAGAATGGTGGAGATTTGTCCATGGGTGAATTGGTGGACGCCGCATTTACTGCTGGAACAGCCGCTGTAAAAGCTTCCGCAACAGGAACAATTTCTACTGCCATTAAGGCTGATACAGCCGTCAACAATGCTGTTACTAATGAACTTAACAAGCAACTAACGATTGATGCGTCTGGTGCTCGTGACCTTAATTCTGCCGCTGAATTTGCCAGTGCTCAGGGCTACAACAAGTTTACGTTTGATGGCAAGACTTACACGCTTGACAACAACAACGCTGAAAACACAATTAAACAGTTAGAGGCTGACGCGCTAGTAACAAACACAGCCGCCAACCTTAAAGGCGGTGAGTTTGAAGGTGTAGACGCTCAAGTAGCGGCTACTGCAAAAGCCAACAATACTGTTATTGGCAACGCAGAAGCAGACAATTTGGAAGAGGCGGCTTACTTAGCAAAACAAAAAAACCCAACAGGCACGACCTTTACATACGATGGCAAAACGTATGCCTTGGGCGCATCAAATACGGCTGTAACTCAAGAACTTAATGAAACCAAAAAAGCCGCAGTTCTAGACGACATCAAAAATGCCAAGACATTCAATGAAGCTTTTGCTACAGCAAGGTCGGGCTTGGGGGCTGGGCAAACATTTACTTGGAACGGAAAAGAGTACTCAACAGCTACAGCCACAGAACGCCCAGACTTGGCTGGCCCTTCTATTGAGTCATTGAACAAAGCCAATTTGGCTACAGTAACGGATGCATCTAAAACCGTTGCCGCTCAAAGCGATACAGCCGCACGAGCTACTGCCGCAGAAGAGCTTGCCAAACAACAAGCCGCTCAAAAAACCGCAATAGCGTCTATGCAGAAGACGGGTGTTTTTGACACCATGGTCAATGCCGTTCAAAATCAAATGAAGTTGAGCAGTGCCGCGGCTAACGATTACTTGAAGAACAACCCAGACAGCCCAATTACAAACAGTGTAAGCACGGCATACGAAGCCGCTGGCAACTTAGAAAAGAATGTTGCAGGTGGCATAGCTTTGTTGACAAACAACAAGCCTCTTGCGGATGCTTTTGTAAAGAGTGGCAATGATCTGACTAAAGTTGGTCAAAGCATCGGCAACGGTGTTGTGGACACTAAGAACTGGAACGACACCACACAGTTGATTCAAAACGCCAAGGGCTGGGAAAAGGTTGGCATATTGGCTGGTCGCATCATGGACGGCACGAGCGGTTTGGGTCGTCAGGTTGAGGTGGAGTTGCGCCAAGAGTTGCCGGGTCTCTTCCTCGGGGGCGGAACCGTCAAAGGTATTTTGATTGCCACTGGCGCTATGGACACCGCAGAGACCGCTGGTAACGCCGCCCTAGAAGCTTATGACGAAGCTGTAACAAAACAAGGCAAGAGCCACGCAGACGCCCTGTCAGACGCAAGGAAAGCTGGCGCCGCCGCTGGTATGGCAGAAGCCGCCGTCCAGTTAACGCTAGGCAAGGTCGCAGACGTTGTTGTTGGTAAAATTGGCAACATAGGCGCCAAGGCTGGCACCAAGATAGTTGGCGAGGGTGTTGTTGAGGGCGGTCAAGAAGGTGGTTCTTCCCTTGCTGTCAATGCTATTCTTGGTCAAGAAGCAGATCTAAACAAAGCCTTGACACAGACCGTGCTCGGTGGTGCGGTTGGTAAGGGTACTGCTGTTGCAACCTCTCCTAGTGACATTGCCCAGACCGAGACGATCAACAACAACATCACAGCCGCCGTGACCGCTGGCGACAAAGCTGGTGTTAACACAGCGATTACAAATTCTGTTCAACAGTCTTTGTCTGGTGGTTCTAGTGTTGAGGTTGCTGTTGGTTCTTCAGTTACTTCTGCAATCACAAATGGCGCTGATGCTGGCGCGTCCATTAATTCTGCTGTGTCTTCTGCTGTGACCAATGGCGCCGATGTTTCTCAGACCGTCACAACGTCTATTGACTCAGCAATTACTGCTGGCGCTAACACAACGACAGCGATTAACTCAACTGTTAGCTCAGCAATTTCAAGCGGTGCAGATGTATCTCAGACTGTGTCTAGCTCAATTACAGCGGCTACAAAGGCTGGCGTAAACACCAACACAGCAATCACAACCACTGTTGACTCTGCCGTAACAACTGCGCTAAGTAGCAACGTCAACGCAAATACGGCAATTACAACTGCTGTGACGGCGGCTATCAATGCTTCTGTAAATGCCAACGCTAATGTAAATGCAAACGTAAATGCCAATGTTAATGCTAATGTTAATACTAATGTAAACGCCGCAGTAAATGCCGCAGTAACCGCGGCTGTAAACGCTGGCGTGGATACAAATACCGCCGTAGATGCCGCGGTCACCGCAGTGGTCAATGCAAACATTGACACAAATGTCAACATCAACATTGATCAAATTAAAAAGACGGCAACAGAGACTGCTACAACAACGCTTGATAAGGTTGACCTTGTAAAGTCAGTCAATGATTTGATCTCTGGCACGGTAACAGCCACACCAGAAACACCAACAAGCAAGACCACCAGCACTACCAAAAAGACGGCTGGTTTAACCGCTGGTTTGATGGCTGGAGCCGCTATGGCTGGTGATTTAGGTCGCCTTCCCCCTCAAATGCTCAAGGCGTACATGACTCAGGATAAGTTCGTGGATCCGCTTGCTAAGTTACAGGCTTTGCAAGATGAGGCGAATGCTGAGAAAATGGGATCATCACCTCAAGTTAATACACAGGAACCAGCTATGCCAGATCGAGGCACATGGAAATATGGTAATGCCCCAGACGACATGGATCAGTTGTTTGGCGAAGAGGAGGAGGGAGCTCTTGGCTTTAAGGAGGGCGGATACGTTGCCCCTCTGCAAATGGCTTCTGGTGGAATGCCCCTTCCCCTGTTGGTCAAGTCTGGTGGCGCCTTGGGAGCTCTCCCTCGCCATGATGGACGCCTAGACTTCCGCCACGGCGCACACGTCGCTGGTGAGGGTGACGGACAGTCTGACGACATCAAAGCCATGTTGGCTGACGGTGAGTTTGTGTTCCCTGCGGACGTAGTTTCTGCTCTAGGAAATGGCTCAACCAAGGCAGGTTCAGATAAACTATACGAAATGATGCACTCTATACGCGCTAGAGCTAGGTCTAAGAAGCCAAAAGACCTACCTCCACCCGCATTGAAATCACCACTTGACTACCTCAAAAAACAGGTAAGGAGCAAATAAATGGCAAGCTTATTCCAAGGTGACGCACCACCAAATGTCGAAACGACCAGAACGACGGCGACCACAGCTCCTCAGTACCTGACGGATTATTTGACCGACCTTGCCAAGGCTGGTCAAACAGCGCTTGATAAGCCTGCTGACCAATTGGTAGCGCCTTTAAGTGGCTTGCAGACTGGTGCTATTGCCGCCGCTCCTACGGCTCTTACTCGCTATCAAGCCCCATTAGATTCGGCTTTGACTGCGGCTCAGGCTGGGGCTGACGTAAGCCAAGCTGACATCTCTAAATTCTATAACCCCTACGAAAATGCTGTCGTAGGTGGTATGGCTAACACAAGCGCTACCAACGTACAGCGCAACCTATTGCCACAGCTCAAGGCTGGCTTTGTAGGTTCTGGCGGTTTAGGTGGTCAGCGTTACGCAAACGCCTTGGGTCAGACCATGGGCGATGTCAACACATCCCTTTTACAAGAGCAAAACAAAGCTCGACAGACTGGTTACCAATCTGCGCTTGATGCCGCTTTGCGTGAAATGTCTGGTCAAACATCAGCCGCCAACGCCATGACAAACTTGGGTGCAACTGAACAGACAGCCGCTACGGCTGGTCTAAAGTCAGCGATGGATATGGGCGCTATTGAGCAAGCTCAGAAACAAGCTGAGATCAATGCACCATTGACCAACGCAACTAACGTGGCGGCTTTGATGCGTGGTTATACGTACCCAACAACAGTCACCGAGAATTACAAAGGCCCAGCCCAGTCCTACGGCCCCTCCATCCTGTCGCAAATTGGCGGCTTGGGTGGCTTGCTTGGTAGCGGTACAAACTCAAAAGACACTGGGTGGTTGGACAAACTTACAAAATGGATTGGTACTCAAGTAACAAGCGACCCTGAGCAACTGTCTGGCCCAACCTGAGGCGTAAAAAATGGCTGTAAAAGAACTTAACTTAACAAACGCCATCGGCACTGAGGCGTTGCAGAAGTATCTGGACGCCCAGAAACATGCCAATGAAGTATTGGAAGAGCGTAACAATCGCCTGTTTGACCCAACAATGTTGGCAATGGCGCAGGGCTTCTTGGCGCCAACAAAGACTGGTGGTTTTGGTGAGTCTCTTGGTAACGTAGCCGCCGCTGTTGGCCCTGCCCAAGCCTCTGAAGAAAAGCGCACCATGGACATGGCTAAGATGCGTTTGGAGATGGCTCAGCAAGGTTTGCAGACTAGTATGCAGACCACAAAAGCTCAGCAAAACGCTGACTTGATGCGCAGAATTGCTAACGGTGAGCCTTTGTTCCCAACCGCTCAAGCTTCTCAAACCCCTCAAGCACCTCAAGTTCAACAAGCTCCTCAAGTTCAACAAGCTCCCGCCCCCGCTCCACAGGCTGGCGCTTTGCCTGCACCACAACCAATGCCACAGGATGCACCTGCGGCGCCTCCCCAAGCGCCTCCCCAAGCACCTCTTGCACAAGTTGCACAAGTTGCACAACAACAGGCGCCACAAGGCCCAGCAGGCACACAGTTGTTCCCTGCCATGCCACAGAACCTCAACAGGGAAGAGAAGCTGTTGGTTGCCTCTATGGCAAACGCCAACAAAGAGCCTTATGAGATCCTTAAAGAGCTCGATGAGATGCGACGTAAGAACATGGTCGTTAACGAGCGCGGTGCAACAGATATTCGGTCTGGCAGAACCTATGCGCCTCCTGATCCAACGCCTACAGAAGTTCGACTTCCAGACGGCACTACTCACATCACAACCAAGACGATGGCTAGTCGTTTGGCTGGCGCTCAAGCGGCTGGTAATGCAGAAGAATACTTCCAAATTGTTGACCAAATTCAGAAGGGCATGACACGTCCTGCCGCTGGTGGTGCTACCCCTGCCGCCGCGCAAGCCACCGCGCCTGCTAACGCGCCAGTTGGTCGTCCTCGTACCAAAGAAGAGGAAGAGGCAAGTTCGACGCAGTCAAAAGCTGAAGCCACTAAAACTGGTGAGGGCAGAGTTGCTAGAACAACCGCAGTGCTTGATGCAGTCAAAGCCGCTGAGGACACTCGCATCATTGCTCAGAGCGCTAAGGACGTCATCAATCAGCCCAATTCTGAGTTGTTCATGGGTATCTTCGAGAAGCCAAAGATCAAAACAGCGTTGGCAAAAATGGTTGAAGACACGGTGTTTGCGCCTACAAACTTCCGTGAAGCCATTACCTCGATGAACATTGCCTTGAGCGTTCCGAGGGAGCCAAACGAGAACAACAAAGACTACATGGCGCGTAAGCAAGACGTCATGGATCGCTACATTGAAGCTACTACTTTGATGGCTCAAGCCAAGTTTGCGGCAAGTTTGTTGTCCAAAGGTCAGGGCACGATCACTGATGGCGAGCGTAAGCTGTTTGCTGACACGACGATCAACACGAAGATGTCTGTTAACGCCTTTAACAAGATCTCTGACATGCTGATCGAGCGCTCCAAGTTTGCTGAAAGCTTGGGTGGAAAGCTCGCTCAGAACAAGATGCAGATTGATGACTTCAAACAAACGCCTGAGTACAAAAAGATGGCGCGTGAGTATGAAGGTCGTCTAAGCTCAATCCTTCGTGGTGGCAGACCTGCCGCAAGCTCTTCTGGTGGTAGACCAGACTTAGACGCGGCTGGCTCAAACTTAGAGAGGCAAGGAATCTAAACATGGCTGACCTCAAACTTAGTTTCATCCGAGAGCTGAACAAAGAACAACTTCAAGTTGCTGAGAAGGTGGCTAGAGCCGCCATAGCCATGGGCATTGATCCTTCGTTTGCCGTCTCTATTGCCTTCAAAGAAGGTAGCCTTGACCCCAAAACAATTGACAGCCCTAAAAAAGCTATTGGGATGATGCAAGTTGTGCCAGACACTGGTAAGGCTTATGGCTACTCTGAAAAAGATTTGCGGGATTTTGATAAAAACCTTGATGCTGGACTTAAGAACATCAAAGAAGCGTTGGATTACGCAAACAAAAACCCCAAGTTAGCGGCTATTTACTACCACAGCGGCCCTGACGAGATCAAGGCTCAAGCCGCTGGCAAGGATCTTGGCCCTAACACCCTTGACTACCTGAAAAAACTTAAAAGTTTCGGTACGTTTGAGGCGTTTAACCCAGACTTTAAAGCTCCTTCTGAGCCCGAAGCCGCCCCTAGCGCTCCCGCCGCACAGCCAGAGCCACAAGCGCCGCCTCCCGCGCCACCTTCTGGCATGGCTGGCGTATCAATGCCAACCACAGCGCAAGACTTCATCAGACCTGACTCTGAAGCTGACCTAAAACGAGATGAGTACGGTTTGTACGGTCTTGGTGCTGGTACTGCTGTTGCCCTCGCTCCAAAAGCCGCTCAGATTGCCACTGGCACGTTGGGTAGAACCATGCGCGCTTTTGACATGGCTAGAAACCCACAGAAAGCCCTTACAGGCGGTTTACCGATGGGTGGTGCACCTACTCCCCCACCAGCGCCTCCAAGCGCTCCTATGGGCGGTTTGCCTAGTCCGCAAGGTCAACCAGTACCTTCTGTTGTTCGTCAAGCTCCATCTACTGGTTACGGCACGTACAACTACGGCGTCTCTCAAGGTCTGACTGACATCGAGTCTGGTTTGGCTAAGGACATGACCAAGCAGGCTGGTGGTGTTCATGACCTGCTGACACAGCGCCGTGAGGCTTTGAACAGGCTTCAGGGCATGGGCGCAAACGACTTTGTTGAAAACCCAAGGTTTGGTGGGATCATGACGCAGGCGCCTAGCGTCGGTGGAGGCCCTCGTGAGTCATTTGCTATGCAAACCCCAGAGGCTGGTAAGCCAGCTCAGCTTGCACCGATTCCCAAAGCACCAATCATCCCTACGACCCCTCCTCCGCCGTCAGGCTTGGATCAGGTAAAGAACATGTTTACAGGCATGATGAGACAGGGCATGAGGTTGATGCCAGTGGTTGGCCCTCCTTTGGCTGGCTTGAGCATCGGTCGTGACTTGGCTGACATTGAGACCCAGTATGAGAGGGCTCCCAAGGAGCGCGACTACACTGACATTGGGCTGAGCACTGCTGGCATCTTGGCTACTGGTGCTTCACTGTATCCGCCAGCTTTCCCTGTTGCGGCGCCTTTGAGCATTGGCATCCCAACATACCGAAACATACGTAGGAACTTGTTAGCCCAAGAGTCAGATCCTGAGCTTCAAAGATTTATTCAGTCTGAGCCAACAGCGCGAGAATTAGAAGAGGCAAGTCGACCAGCTTTCCGCTATGCTAGACCTTGATAGAATTCTCCTCACAAGTGTCTTTTAAGCAGTTGCCACTTGTTTTAGCCCCCCTCATACGGGGGCTTTTTTTATGCGTTGCCAGCAGGTGTACACAGCATAAATAGGACTTGCTTGCGATCCTGCTCTACGTCATCCATGGCAACGTCATACCCATGCTCGAGAACTAACGAAAAGAGCTTGGCTTTGTAAGCCTCTTCAGACTTACAGCCTTTGTCGAAGCACTTGGTCAGCTTTTCAATGGCATCCCAATCTGCTTCTAACTTGCCGTTATCGTCAATTTTCATCAAGATCATGTTCAAACCGCTTGGAGTCCACAAGGTCGTCAAACTTGTGGCATTCCGTGCGATCCCGAGGTTCGATTCGCCATTCTAACTTTTTAGCAAA